CGAGGAATTGTTGACGTTGTATCTGGCGGGTTTCCCTGCCAAGACATTTCAGCGTCAGGAAGTGGTGGAGGAATTGAAGGGCCAAAATCCTCAATGTGGAAACACATGGCAAGGATCATTGGCGAGGTTAGACCCCAATACGTCTTTGTGGAAAACAGCCCAATCCTCACTTCTAGAGGACTTGGAGTTGTCCTTGCAGACCTTTCCAAAATGGGGTTTGATGCAAAATGGGGCGTTATATCAGCTGCCGACGTTGGTGCAAACCATCTCAGAGAGAGGATTTGGATTAGGGCAGTATGTAACGCCAACAACACGGGATTACAAAGGAATGAGCGGGTCAGGTTTTCGAGTAAGGCACGGCACAAATCACAATCTAGCCGATTGTCTTGGTGGAGTACCGAACCCAATGTTTTCAGAGTGGCTAATGGGATTCCCGCTAGGGTGGACAGACTTAAAGCCATTGGAAATGGACAAGTCCCTTTATGTGCAGCAACTGCATGGGAGTTACTTAAATGAGTGAATACAGCCCACACCCAGCGATTGAATACATTTGGGACAATGCGCCGGCATATGCCAAAGCAAAGGGCGAACTGGCGCAACTGGAGGCGTTCAAGTCAAGCCTAAAAGCCATCCTGATGAAAGAATCAGGCGAAACTAGCATTGGAGGCCAAGAGCGAGAGGCTTACGCTCACCCAAAGTATCAAACCCATTGTGATGCAATTGGGGCAGCAACCGAGCAGGCCGAGTTGCTTAAATGGCGCATGACAAGCGCACAAATGCGATTTGACGCATGGAGAACAGAACAAGCTAGTAACCGTCAGATTGAGAAAATAACAAAATGAGAACACTTACGGCTTTTTTTTCTGTCAACGAAGAAACTAAAATTAAATACTCAGAGTCGTTTATTGCTGAACATTGGGTAATTCAAGTCGATATATTAGGCGATTTGATTGCTGAATTAAAAGCAAAATATGACGCAATTCTTATTGAACAGAGAAAAACCAAATGAAAGATTATTCTGAAAGCCTAATTAAACTTAAAGCAATGCTGCATCAATACCAAAAACTTGTATTGCAGGGCAAATATGATGCAGCCGCTGACATTGCGGTGGATATGCAGATCGTTGTGGTTGACTTGCAAGAATGGACTGAGGCTCAAGTTGACCAAAGCGCAACGTAAACACTTTGAGAAACTGGCTAACCTTGGATGTTCATTATGCCGACACTTGGGGTATGGGGAAACACCCAGTCACATCCACCACATCAGACGATTAGGGATGAAACGTGAAAATGCGCCGGTTATACCGCTATGCCCGACTCATCATGTGGGCAATGATGGGGTACACGGACTGGGCAAAAAGGCGTTTGCTCAAAAATATGGGGTTACAGAAGAAGATTTATTAAATCAAACTGAGGCATTGTTATGAAATTATTTAAACAATTTACTTTTGAAGCCGCTCACACATTACCGGATTATCCACAGGTTCATGGTCATACTTATCATGTTGAAGTTTGCATTTGGGGTGAAAATTCAGACGATTATGTAATTCGTGAGGCTGAAGTTACAGATGAAATTTTAATTGTTAAAGATTTGCTTGACCATAAATATTTAAACGATTTTATTGAAGTACCAACTAGCGAAAACATTGCTAAATTTATTTGGAACGAGCTAGAGCATTTCCCATTGGTCGGTGTAAAAGTTGAACGACCATCATTAGGATTTGGCGTAATTTATCAAGGTGTTGAATGATTCATTATCATGGTCTGCCGATTACACCTGGTACTGCGGCGGCCCTTGCAATCACAACAGGCCATGCCTTTATTAGTTATGCCCATCCTGAACAACTGCCAATTGCCATTGAAGTTTGTCAAAGTTTTGCCGTAGACAATGGGGCATTCAGCGCATGGAAGAAAGGCAAACCGATACTTAATTGGTCGGGTTACTACGAATGGGCAGCAAAAGCTAAACTCGTCCCGTCTTGCGACTTTGCGGTGATTCCTGACGTAATTGACGGGAATGAGGCCGATAACGATGCATTATTAGCCGAATGGTCATTGCCTAAGTGGTTTGGCGCACCAGTTTGGCATATGCACGAATCATTTGACCGGTTAGAACGGTTGGCAAATGACTATCCAAGGGTTTGTTTAGGCAGTAGCGGCAATTACGCAACAATCGGCACACAACAATGGTGGCAACGTATTGCCCAAGCAATGCGGGTAATTTGCAATGATGACGGTCAACCGCTAGTAAAGTTGCACGGCTTGCGGATGTTGAACCCTGAAGTATTCACAAAGCTACCATTTGCGTCAGCTGACAGCACGAACATTGGCAGGAATATCGGAATAGACCAATCTTGGAAGGGAAACTATATGCCACCAAGCAAAGAAGTCAGAGCGCAAGTGATGAGAGCTAGAATTGAGTCGCACAATGCAGCGGCCCGATGGAATTTCTTTGTGCCTGAACAAATTCAACATTCATTAATATGAACCCATACAAAATTACAGAGCCAACATCAATTAGCTTTAGCGGCGGTAGAACGTCAGCTTATATGTTAAAAATGATTTTAGACGCTAATGGTGGCATTTTGCCTAAAGAAGCTATTGTTTGTTTTGCCAACACAGGAAAAGAAGAAGAGGCAACACTAAAGTTTGTCAACGATTGTTCTGTAAATTGGAATGTATCCATTCATTGGTTGGAATACCAAGATCACGATGAGCCTGCGCTACGCTATAAAGAAGTCACATATGAAACAGCAGCAAGGAACGGTGAGCCTTTTGAGGCTCTGATCCGTAAACGTCAGTATTTGCCAAACCCAGTTACTAGATATTGCACTGCAGAATTAAAAATACGAACAATGGCGTGTTTTCTCGTACAAACTGGTTTATTTGCAAATTGGACCAAATCAGACGTTGAAAATTTGTCTGGATGGATGGGGTTAAGGTACGACGAGGCAAGGCGTGCGGCTAAGATTTCTGACAAACGAAGAATTCCATTATTTACGGCCGGCGTGACAATTAAAGATATTTCTGAATTTTGGGATAAACAATCCTTTAATCTTGAGTTGCCTACATATAACGGGCGTACTTTGGCAGGGAATTGTGATTTGTGTTTTTTAAAGCCAGCTAATCAAGTTGCTACGTTAATTGCTGAAAAACCAGAACGTGCAACATGGTGGGCAAACATGGAAGGATTGGCGTTGGCAACAAGGGCAAGTGGCAACGTATTTAGGCAAGATCGACCAGGCTACGCAAGCATGGTCAAGTTTGCGGCAGATCAAAAAACAATATTTGACCCAGATGAAGAAGGCATTGCCTGCTTTTGTGGAGATTGATGAGAGCAAAAAGAGTTGACGTTAATCAAAAAGAGATTGTTGCTGCGCTGCGACAATTGGGATTTTCTGTCACCGATTTATCAGCCGTAGGTAAAGGTTGCCCAGACTTGTTAGCGGGTAAACATGGGGTTACTTATTTATTTGAGATTAAACGGGACAACAAAGCAAAATTTACACCGCAGCAAATTGAATGGCAAAACGGTTGGAAAGGTGGTATTTTTGTTAGAATTGAGACTATTGACGATGTTTTAGCATTGTGAGGTCACTATGGACTATCCTGCCGTTTTCGTTGCAACCTTGTTCCACTCTGGGACAAACGCTCACTTCATGCACTTGCAAACAGACTCTTATGCCAAGCATAAAGCGTTGCAAAAATACTACGAAGGCATCATTGACTTAGTTGATACTTGGGCAGAAACATACCAAGGGGCTTACGAGCAGATTAAAAGCTACCCTAAAGACTTTCATTTAGCGACAGACCCAGTTAAGTACATTACAAGCGTCAAAGCCTTTGTAAAGGACATCCGTGACGAATTGCCTAAAGACACAGAGCTACAGAACATCATTGACGAGATTGCAGGCTTACTAAACTCAACACTTTACAAATTGAGGGCGTTCAAATGAATAAGCCTGGACTCTACGCCAATATTCTTGCAAAACAAGAACGCATCAAGGCAGGCAGCGGTGAGAAGATGAGAAAGCCTGGTGATCCAGGCGCACCAACTGCTAAAGACTTCAAAGAATCAGCTAAGACAGCTAAAGACGAGAAGAAATGACAGCGGCTTGGCAACGCAAAGAGGGGCAAAACGCTGCTGGCGGTCTAAATGCCAAGGGTCGAGCGAGTGCCAAAGCAGAGGGCATGAACCTCAAGCCACCAGTCAAATCAGGTGACAATCCACGCCGAGCCAGTTTTCTCGCACGAATGGGCAATATGCCAGGGCCAATGGAGAAAGACGGGAAACCCACCAGACTAGCCCTAGCTTTGAAAGCATGGGGCGCATCAAGCAAAGAAGATGCAAGGGCAAAAGCTAAGAATATCAGCGAACGCAATAAGTAAGCTAAACTCAATCTATCTTAAATCTAAGACCATTGAGAAAAGATATGGAAATCAGCAAAGTAGTGAAGTCTGGTGTGCGACCTAAACCACCCGCAGCAGGTATTGGCAGAAAGAAGGGTAGCGTCAACAAGGCAACAAAAGCCTTTAGAGATACCGTTACAGCCTTGCTTGAG